GCCGCCCCTGCCGAATCAGTATATACTTTGACAAGATATGTAGAACCAAACTGTGTTGGTATCCAATCTGTTTGTCCTGTTTTCCAAGTTCTATTTGCTGTTGCAGTATTATCTTCTGTAGTTTCTATAGCTGTTGTACCCTTATAAACTCTAACATGAGTAGTTGTAGCATTTGGTATTGTAGATGGTATCAAGTCTGCTTGAGCCCATATGATATCACCTCTCATCAACAAAGGTGAGTCTATCGCTTCGTTGGGTGCTTTCTTGTTAGCATTCGTATCAGTCTTGGCTTTACCATAGCCAAGTTTCTTCCATAAATAATCTACTTTTTGTGAATCAGATATTGCCATTAACTCGGTACTCCTATCGATAGTGCAGTCAAACTATCATCACTATTTAGGACTATAGAGATAAGTATCTGATTATTAAATGAGTTTGATGAAGACACAGTACCAAGTGTCATTGTAAATGTTTGGTTACTGTAGCTAGTGCCATCTATGATTCTATCAGCACCTGTTTCAGCGATACCATTACTTCCGTTACCGCCGTTACTTGTGTCTGAACCAGGAACACCAGAACCTGCATATTGTATCGATGCATCGCCCCAACCATTTATACCTGATGCTGAATCCATAGCAGTGTTAGGCACAGCAACAAAGAGTCCTGAAACCTTACCTGTAAGAGTAATACTAAAACGTGAAACAGTTGTTCTCTTGAAAGCAAAAACAAAATGTTGGGCACCAGAACGTCCTGTATTTAAATCTGGTCCAGCTGGTAAATAACCACTTGACAAATCAGTTGTAAAGTGCTTTAGTGTATCATATCGCACTATAGCTTCAGTTGTGCCTGCTACTGTTTGGGCACCTGTAAAAGCTTGAGTTGCAAAGTAATCAGTAGAGTTACTAAATGCTACTGCACCACCAGTCAAACTGTGAATACGTTTACCATCATTATCAAAGCCAGCACCTAACGAGTCTGATACAGGTATCGCAGTTTCATCAAATGATTTACTACCATTATATGCTTGTATTGCAGGTGATGCTAATATGGCGGCACTACCAGTTCCGTTTGAGTTCTTTGCTTTTACTTGTAATCTCTCTACACGTTTACCACCACCATTTACATTTACTGTAAGATTTCCTAGAGCATAAGGTGATGCTGTTCCTATATTTACTTTTGGTGTACCGCTATCTAACATAGTTGTACTACCATCTATGTTTGCATATGTAAAGTTATTTGTTCCTATTGCATTACCTGATGTGCCCTCTAAATCAGTAGAATTTTCTACTACCACAGGTGATGTTGTATTTTGAAAAGTTTGTCCTGTAAAACTTTGTACAGTTACACCTGCTAGTGTGAGTGTTGCGTCATTTGTGTAATAAGGTATGCCTGATATATAAGATAATGTACCAGCTGACGCCTGTGTAAGTGTTGCAGAACCTACACTCGTTGTAGGTGTTATTGTTACATCATCTCTGATAAACTTCAATGTGTTAGTATTACCAGCGGTTGATTGTAATTGAAGAGAGTGTAAGCCTGTTGAGAAATTACTCTTTGATATTCGTGCTTTATAACCTTCGAATAATCCTGGAGCATATATTCTACTATTTACTGCTACAGTATTGCCATCTGCATCAAAGCTGTTATAATCTTGCTCATCATCGATGATGAGACTTGTAAAAGTTCCTTCATCATTTGCATTAGTTATAGCTTTCTGTCCATCTGCACTACCATCAACAAACGCACTGACAGTACCACCATCTGCTTGAAAGAAAAATGTTCCCATGGCGGCAGTTGCAATAGCACCTGATGTAGTATAGCGAGTTACATTATCACCAGCATTTGTCCCTGAAACACCATTTGTTGTGAAACCAGATGCAACTCTAGGATTTGTACCAACAGAAGATGTGTTGAGTGATATTGTCTTTGTACCTAGATGATTAGGTGATGCTATAGAAGCATCAAATACTTTTATCAGTGCTGTAGCAGTTAGAGGTAGAACAGAAGGATCGCCAGCACTAAAGGTATTGGCGGCTAATGTGATTGTATGTCTTCCTGTACCTGATGCGTTTGTATATGTGTGTTCTAATCTACCACCTTGAGGTCCACCATTTTCTGTTTTACCATCTATACCCTCTATAGAAGTGCCATCTCCCCAATTTACAGAGAAAGTTGCTGTGATAGCTGTGTTTGGTATATTTGTTGTCGTGTTGTTTAGATATACTGGTGTGCCAGTCACGGCAGTTGTTACTACACTACCACCTGACGATGCATCATGAATAGTAAATGAAGGAACTGGATCAGCTAAGAATATTGTTATGAAGTTTGAACGTGTAAAAGATGCTGAACTACCTTTAGAACCTGAAATAGCACCTGTATTCTTTGCAGTAACTTGTACTGTGTAAGGTGAACCTGCATTTGATGTATACGTGTGGCTTGGTGTCGTATCTGTTACATTACTATCTGTAGTGCCATCGCCCCAATTAATATCGAATGCGTTTGGGTTTCCTGTTACAGTCAAAGTAAGTGTTACGGTTGTACCTGCACCACCTGATGTTTTGTCCGCAGAAAAAGTTACATCACGAACATAAGTGTTTTTAAATATATTAAAAGTTGTCTCATTGATGTTATCAATGGCAGATAATACGCTATCGCCAGATTGAAATCCTACTGAAGCGCCATCATTCAGATCATTAAAATCTGAACCTAATGTAGTACCATCTGCCGTTGTGCTTATATTACCTATACTATTATCTACATATAATTTATTGGCGGCATCTGTATTTTCTGTTGGTGTTTGTAAACCTTTTACACTTGTTGTAAATACATTTGCATACTTCTGTGCAGGTGCACCAATATTGAAAGTATTTGTTGTTGTTGGTATAATACTATTATTTACTGATGCTCCTAAATTAATTACATCACCGCCATCACCAAGATTGATTGTACTACCTCTTAGTATGATAGCACCATTCACATTCAGATTATTTCTTATAGATATATTATTCGCATGAAGATGTGTATTACTTGCTTGAATAACACCTTGTTTTACTGTAAAGCCTCTATTGAAGAATGCTTGATCTGTTTCTATTGTAAAAGATGTGTTTGCTACTAGATTGGCGGCTTCAAAGTTAGAAGTATTTAATGTCTGTGTGCTGAGAGTACCAATGATAACATTTTGAATAACACCATCTATCAGTGTATCTTTCGTAATTGTAATTGTTTCGCCGGTATCAGATAAGTTTAGATTACCTAGTTTGATAGTTTCTCCAGAAAGAAAGAGAGTTCTAAATCTTCTACCAGGAGAACCTAAATCGTAAGCGTTGTTTGTGTCAGGTATAAAAGCACCTTCGGCTGTATACTTTAGTCCTGAGTAATGTGCTGGATTTTCTCTAAGTCTTATATTACCTGAACGTAATTGAAAGAGTTTTGTATTGGCATTGTAGACAAGTATAGACTCACCATTCGCCGCCGGTGCACCTTGAAAAGTGTTACTATCAACATCGTTGAAGTCTCTGAGATTTGTTTTAGTAGCCGCCTGATTCTTTAAAGTTAAATCTTGAGTAGGTTTATCAAACTCTACATTTAAGTTACCTTTTTGAGAACCTAGCGTAACATCAAAGTCCGCCATTTTTATGTACTCTCGTTACTGCGTGTTACTTGTGGTGTTACTGTGACTATGCCTTCTACTAATCTTGAACGTGTGTTTGCACTATCTGTTACCTCTACATCATATACATATCTCCCTGATGCTAGATTTGCTGTTTGCACTCTAGTCAGTTTCATTGTTAATTGTCCACTTTCTCTTGGGCTTTCAAATACTATCTGCATATTATGTGCAGTAGTTGAAGTATAATGCTTTCTTATTTGTCCGTGTCCGGTGTAGTTTGTTAGATTTACAGCAACACCACTATTGTCTCTAACAGTGATTGTTGTTGCGAAATCTGTACCTTGATCCACGACTATGTTAGCTTTAGCACCCATTTTAACACCTTTGTTTTGTACTATTTATAATATGAGTACTATAAGTAATCTTCTCTATTCTCTTGTCTCCAAGCAAAATAACCATCTGGTTCTGTTATTTTTCTTTCTATTCGCATACCAAACTGATGTTTTATTTTTTCATTCACAAGTTCTGTAGCTTTTTCTATAGCCTTTTCTTTACCATCAAGCATATGATCATTACCATAATAATCTGTAATTTTATACGTATCTTCATCAGTGCCATCTGCGAAAGTTTTAGTAAATTTTTGTCCACCCTTTTCATCAAAATCTATAGGAATAGCTCTAGTAGATTCTAATACATCTCCAAAAAAATTCTTAGCTAGAGTAGATACTATCTCTTTTATTTCTTCTTGGGTTTTATCTTCATATATGTCTCCCAATTCTTCACTAAAATCATGTGTCAGTTTCCATGTGTTTGTTTCTGTGTAGTCTTTCCAAAATGTCACAGCTTCAATAGGTGCTGGTTTCGTTCTATCACCCATCCAAGCACACCAATTATAAGAATCAACATCATAAGAAGCAGTTCCTTCTTTAACTACAGTTTCCATATTTTTTTTAATATATTCTACTGTAGAGTTTGGTATATTTTTAAATCTATTAATATCACTTTCTGTATAACCCTCATCTTCCATGAGTTTGTAAATATCTTCTAAAGTAGGAAACCTTTTATCAAGTATAGGCATGATACCTTCATCAACTAATCTAAAATACCATAAAAAACCAGGTATATCACACATTGATTTATAATCTTCTCCATATGTATTATATAATCTATTAACTTTTAACGTGAAAGTTCCAGCTTTTGTTAATTCATTTGTTAAGACTTCTGCTTTTAATTGTGATTCTTTTTTACCTTCATCACAACCGAAAAGATTTATTGCATTTTTAGTAAAATCGCTATTTAAGTACATTATGAAACTCCTCCTGGATAATTCTTACCTGTTACTGACAATGTTTGTCCATTTAATTCTATAGCTTTTCCGCCACCGGCTCCTGATATAGAATCTGAACTACCTCCACCGGCGCCCCAACCTCCACCGCCACCGGCTCCTGGAGCACCACCTCCGTCTCCACCAACTTCAGTTCGATTGCCACCACCACCAGTTCCAGTTCCACCTGAACCACCACCTGGACCAGCACAACCGCCACCGGTGCCACCATCAATATTTTTGCTGGAATTGAAAGTCACTATTCTACCTCCTCCTCCGCCCCCTCCGCCGGAAGACTTTATAACTTCTCTCTCTTTACTTCTTTCTACATCATGTCCACCGCCACCACCACCGGCTCCTCCTCCTAATCCTTGAACATCATCGGCAGCCCCTGTAGTTCTTCCACCTATATTTGTTCCATCTGCACCTGCTGAACCGATGCCACCACCACTTGCTCTACCAGTTTGAGCATTATCACGAGAGCCTTTACCTCCTTGCCCACCACCGGCGCCTCCACCTCCGCCACTTACTACATTTTCACCACTAGAATATCCTGGAGATGTTCCGTTTCCACCACCACCTCCTCCACCTGCTACAGCACCATTTTCAGTATTCTGCCATGATACTGTGTTTGAATTACTATCTATGAATAATCCAGCACCTCCAGGAAGAGGCGCCCTGCTTGGACCGCCAGAATATAGTCCACCACCATCTCCTCCATACCCTCCTTTTCCAAGTATTAAACCTTTATTAATAAATTTTACTTGTGAGGGCCAAGTTCCGGTTCTTGCGCCGTAACTAGCATCAATATCATTTGGATTAAAATCATTAGTAGCATAAAATCTAGAGCCTGAATCTATAGTAACTACAGTTGGATTTGTTACACCTGAGCCTCCTATTTTACTATCAGCCATAGATCTTAGATTTACATTTTCGGCGTCGCCGCCACCTATGGTTAGTGTTCTATAATCCATAGCACCATGAAATTGACTCAATGATATTGTACCTGCGCCACCTGAATTAGGTATACTTCCTCCTACTACATCACTACCAATAATAGTACCATTTCTGTAGTATTCACTAAATTTTATTCCTGGACCTCCTGTTCCACCTGTAGGTGAAAACTCGTCTTGTACATCTTTAATTGAAATTGTGCCTGAAGTTGGAAGTGCCATTTATCTACCTTTCAGTTCTTCTACCTCTTTCTTCAGTTCTTTTACAGCTTCGATGAGAACTGCACAAAGCTTACCATAATCTACAGACTTTGTTTGCATTTCATCATCTGCCGTAAGAACTACTTGAGGTAGTATTTCTTCTACTTCTTGTGCGATAACACCTATTTTTTTGTCACCAGTGGCTTTATGTGTATAATTTACACCACGTAGATTATCGACTTTATCTAGTGCATTTTCTATCGTTGATACATTTTCTTTTAATCTAGCATCTGAGAAAGCTGTAACATCGTTGTTAAATATGGCGGCACCAGCATTTGCCATAGAAAGAGTAAGTGCAGTAAAACCAGTACCACCATCATTTCCAGCAAATTTTATGTCTCTATCTTGAACTCTTGATTCGATTACAAAATCGTTACTTGCGTTTTGAAATAAACCTATTTCTACTCCATTATCTTTAAAATGTATTTGTCCATCATCTGCATCAAGAATTATATCACCATTAATATCTAATGTTAAATCATTAGTTGAATTTGTATCTGTAGATAATGTATTACCATCTATTACTATACTATCTATTGTCAAAGCACCCATTTCAAAAGATGCACTGTTGTTTATGGCGGCGTTACCAACAGCGTTTGCAGTTATCTTATTTGTTGTAACAGCACCAGTAGCTAGTTTATCGGAAGTTACAGCACCGTCTACTATTTTTACAGTGCTTACTGAATCTGTTTTTAGTTTGTTAACTGAAACTTGAGCATTACCAATATCACCTTCAGCTACTAAGATACCTCCTGAAGGAAATCTTAGTTCACCGAAAATAGCATTATCAGCTCCAGTTAGACTCGCAATTGAACCTGCATTAGGATCTCCACTTCCTGGAGAACCATCAGTACTCCATCTCAAGTCTATGGTTACTCCAGTTTCAAATTGTGATGCAGTGGAGGCGTTACCGTGAAATGTGTTTTGCCCAACACCTGAGCCGTCTTTTGTTATGACATTTTGTCCATCAGTATTCTTTAATGTATCACCAAGAAAGTTTGTTCCTGCGGATACTATCGCTGAAGTCAAAGTTCCTGTAGAAGGCTTATATTTTAAATCAACGTCTTCTTTTATATCTTGTACATTTGGAGTTGTACTACTAGAAACAAATGTTAAGAAATGATCGGTAGCAGAAGTACCATCAGAAACTGTTTTTACTCTTACATCAATATCACCTGTACCATTGAATGATGTACCACCTATAGTTCTTGCTGTTTGTAAAGCCGTTGCAGTGGCGGCATTACCTGACGTATCCTGATTACCTGCGGTGTTAACACCAGGAAGATTTATGTTTCCAGTACCATCAAAACTTACACCACCTATATTTCTTGCATTTTGAAGTGCAGTAGCAGTATCTGCATTACCAGTTAAATTACCAGTTACACCTGAAGCAACACTAAAGTTTTGAATAGTTGCACCATTAAAGTTAACAGTACCGCTAAAAGCACTTATACCTGAACTTGTAATATTT